TAGGGGGCTGCCCTTTGCAGGGCAGCTTATGTATTTACTTTTTCTTCTTGGACTTTTTAGATTTCTTATGTTTCATCAGCTGGCGGGCTGTTAATGCTAAAACTAAGATTTCTATTAAGTCCTTTACTATTTCTAAGGCATCTTTTAAAGTATCCATGTCCTTTCTCTCCTTTCTGCGCCTTGCGCTTTATAGTTTCTTACTGTTCTCCTTTCATGCTCTTATTATATACCTTTTTCGGTATATTGTCAACGCTTTTCAAAGAAAATATGCAAAAAAATAAGGGTGTGCCGCACATAAACCGACACACCCAAACACTTATACCAGCTTTGTGCAGTAGTCAAGACTTACCCAGCCTGCGCCACTTTTCAGCTTTCCCCAGCCTGCCGTACTTCCCTTTCCTGCCTTTTCTTCCACAATCGTAAATACACCTCTGCCCGTATATTCTCCCGTTACTGCGTAACCTGTGCCCGCTCCCGTTCTTATTCTAAGGTCGTCTACATCAATCTGCACTTTATACGGTAGTTTCTTTGTTGTCTGCTTACTGTATACCGCCTTTCCGTCCCAGTCATAGACTGTATACCCCTCTTTGCAGGCGTTCTTTGCGTTTTCCAGCTCTTCAAAAGCTCCCAGCTGGCTTGCTGCATCTTTCCAGCTCTTACGCACACGGTACAGCTTTTTAATGGCAGGCGCTACCGCTCCCCCTGCGTATTTTCTATAGTATCCGTCGCCATATCCTGCCCGCTGTTTCTTTACGTTTTCGCTCTGGTCTGCTGGCTTTTCGTACCCAGTAAGCACCGCATCAGACGCAGCACGTACAGACGTTGCATTTTTCAGAGTATCCATAACAGACTTGTACCCCTGCAATTCTTCCCACAAAAAGGCAAGCTGCATAGCAAGGTTTCCAATAGACACGCCCGCAGCTTTCGCATAATCAAAAAGTGCCTGCTTTCTGGTGTAAAAAGTCCACTGCGCCAGCCCATAGCCTGCACTATCATTTACAAAATTACCGTAGCTGCCAGCGTCTACAGCTTTTGTATACTCTTCGTCTCCCATTCCCAGCTTATTATTATAGGTATTCTGCAAATTACATGGATTAAGCCCACTTTCTGCAAACAGATTGCCCATTAAGCCAGCCACCGCATAGGCATTTAACCCTTTTTTCGTGAAAAAGTCCCAGATTTCTTTTTCTTGTACGTTCCCAGTATCCGGCTTGCTTTCGCTCGTTTTCGGATATACCGCTTTGCCGTTCCAATCGTAGACGGTATACCCAGCTTTGCACGCTTTCTTTGCGTTTTCCAGTTCTTCAAACGCTCCCAGCTGGCTTGCTGCATCTTTCCAGCTCTTGCGCACACGGTACAGCTTTTTAGTAGTAGGCGCTGCCGCTCCGCTAATTTTCTTCTTAAACTCGTCCCATGTATGTGCTGTTGTATTATATACATACGGGTTCGGGCAAATCTTGCCCGTAACGTCATAATGCCGGATTACACGGGACGCAGGCACGCCGTATTTTTTCATCAGATATTTTGTAAGCTCCACGGCTGCTGCTACTGTTTCGTCCTCAAAATACCAATCTTTATCCTCTGCCCCCAGTCTGCTTGTATCCCGTTTTCTTACGCAAAGCTCAATACCGATACTGTTTGAATTTCTGCACTCCTTATGCTTATAGCTGTTTGCCCCGCAGTGCCATGCTACGTCCTCGTCCGGCACACTCTGCCATATCTCGCCCTCAAACCCTACAAAATAATGCGCAGATGCACCAATATACTGCCCCGCATAATACTGGCAATTCGCCTTTGCGCCGCCCAGTGCGCCTACGTAGTGGATAACAATATACTTTATCCTGCCTACGTTATTTGCATCTGTAAAGTTGTATGGTGTCAATAATTTATTTATCTGCATACTACAAGCTCTCCTTTCCGCTAAAACCCATGCTGTCTGCATCATGTGAATTACGGAACGCCCGCAGCTCTTCTGGTGTCATTGCCGCTACTCTTTCCTGCAATTCCTTTAATTCTTCCTGCCCCATGTTCTTTGTCTGTTCGCTCTTAATCTCTTTCATGTTCCTTTCCGCCTTTCTTGAATTAAAATAAGCGCCTGCGGTTTCCCGCAAGCGCTCCGTGCTGCTCTGTCTTACTCTTCGGTTACTTCTCCCTCTTCCAGTCCAATGTTTGCGCTGTCTGTAAGCCCCTCGCCAATGATATAAGCCACTACAGACGCTCCCGCCATAATCAACGCTGTTACCTGCGTTGCGGTATTTTCTGCGCCGCCAGTCGCTACAATCATCATGGAAACAAACGACGCTACTGCCGTCCATAATTTTCTACTTGTCAGTTTTCTTACCCAATCAATTTTTTTCATAATACTTTGTCCTTTCTTTACATATTCTGGGCTATCATGTAAATAAGCCCCGTTGCCAACGCACCAGCCACCAACCCTACAACGGTATCAATGGCTTTTTTCTTTACTTCGTTCCATGCGTTCCCCGGTTCTTCCTCTAATCGTCTGATACGCTCGCCCTGTTCTTTCTGTTCTGATAGCATATCCTGCATCTGTATCACTAACTTTTCAATAGATGCAGTCAGCTTATGTATCGCTTTTGTATCCTCTTCAATAACTGCAATTCTTTTGTTTTGTCTGTCGTCCTCGTCTCTAATCCGTTCCAGCTCTACTACCAGCGCCTCATTTCCGCTTACCCGTATTCTGTCTCGGTTTCTCCACCATTTACCCACAACCTTGCTGCCCTTTCTTTCAGTTCTCTTGCATCATAGCCCGCCGCCTGCTCCCATTGTTCCAGCGTCTCTACCAGTTCCACAATCAGCGCACTTTGCTGCTGTATAGTTTTCTGCTGTTCTTCCAGCGTCTTTAGTAAGGCGTTTCCTGCCATTTATGAAATGCTGCCCCCTTTCTTTTCCGCCGCCTGCGCCAGCATGATTATTTTCTTTCGTAAATTATAGCTGTCGGCGTGTCCTGCGTGTCCCGTCCAGCTCTGTATACTCTTTTGTAACTGCTCTTTTGTAATCTTTTCTCTTTCGTACTTCTTAATGGTTTTCTTGATACGCTTAACGCTGTCTGGTCTTACTTTCCTATGTGTTGCACGGTGTTTGTATCCAACAAAATCTATGCCATTCTTTGCGGCTAAAATCGTCGTCTTAGGGTTCAGCTCTAACCGCAGTTCGTCTCTTAAAAATCTTTCAATTTCTGCCAGCCAGTACCGCAGTTTTTCCTTATCTGGGTTAAGTATTATAAAATCGTCCATATACCTTTCAAACTCATTAACGCCCAGCGTGTGCTTTATGTACTGGTCTAACTTATTGAGATAAATATTAGCAAACAGCTGGCTTGTAAGGTTTCCTACTGGTATCCCTACGCCGTCTGGCATCTGCCCGTTATGGTCTATTATCCGGTCTATCAGCACAAGCGCTTTCTTGTCCTTAATGACTTTTCTTATCTCTGCCTTAAGTATCTCGTGTGTGATGCTCTGGAAGTAGTGGTGTATGTCTGCTTTGATTGCATATAGCGGCTGGTCTTTATGGTACTTGTCCCAATCATATAGCCAGCGTTGCAGCGTATCAGAGGCAGCGTGCATACCTTTATCTTTCCGGCAGGCGTAAGAATGGTAAATAAACCTTTTATTAAAAATAGGCTCTAATACATTGTTTATAGCGTGCTGTATTACTCTGTCGTAGAACGGCAGCGCCATTATCTGCCTCTCTTTTGGCTCATATACTTTAAAATACCGATACTCTCCCGGCTCATAGGTAAGCCCTAAAATATCATTGCGTACCCGTTCCAGATTTTCTTCTTTGTCTTTGGTAAATATCAGCACATCTTTTCTGTATCTCTTGCATTTTCTCGCTTTATTGTAGGCTTTTTGTATGTTTCCACTGTCTGCCATAGCCTCAATAAGCGTAACCGCCTTTCCGTCCCGGTCTTTTATATGCCCTATTCGTTTCATTATAAAAAGCTCCTGCCTTTCGCCGCAGCTACTAACCAGCAGCCTTACTTTTTCTCTTTGCCTTACGGCGGGACAGCCGCTCTGACTATAGGCTATTAAGTATTAACCTATCTTGCTAGTGTTCCGTAGATACGCTAAGCCTAAAATACTTTCACTAAGTCACACGCCCCACGCACGCCAATATTCGTGTTGACATTCCACGGGTAATTGTTGCAATTCACGGCACGTGCGCCCGCATTAGCGCCATTGTTCCAGTTGCCGCCCGCTATCAGCGCCGCCAAAGGGCTGTAGTAAGCAGCTGCCCCATATTTATGCTACTTTGTAGCCTTTACCTCTTCTATAATTTCTGCCAGCATTACGCCCAGTTCCTTTAATTTCCTACAGCTTACGCCGTAATGCTGGGCGTTCATTGCGCTATATCCTAAGTCATTTGCCAGCCGCAGCAATTCCTTACTTTGCTGCAATGCCGTATCCGCTGCATATAAATGGCTCTTTGTTGCCGTTTTCTGCCACTTGATAACGTCTTGCAGCATTTCCAGTATTGCGTTTCTGGTCGCTGTCTGTAAGCTGAATTTTTCATACTTCGGATATTTGCTTAGCAATGGATAAATGTATAGCAGAAAATCATATATTTTCTGGTGCAGTCTGTCGCTCTTGTCTCTGGTCGTCATTTTCTCTACCCTCTTGTATCGGCTGGGCTTTCGCCCGCCGTCTACAGACTGTCACACGCCCCACGCACGCCAACATACGTGTTGACACCCCACGGGTAATAGTGGCAATACACGGCACGTGCGCCCGCATTAGCGCCATCGCTCCAGTTGCCGCCCGCCCGCAGCGCCGCCAAAGATGCGTAATAATACTGGTAAATGTTACCAACGTCGTACTTTGTACCCTCATCTCGCAACGGGCTTTTTAAGTCCCAACCCCAGCCCTCGCTTGCATGGTAATCTTTATTTGTTGCGTGTTCTGCTCTGGTAATCAAATCGTTAAGCCATTCCCATACACGCCCTACGGCATCTACGCAACCAACAGCAGAAACGGCATTTACTACGCTGCCAGTTACTCCACGCTGTGTATTTGAGCTTGCGCTCCATGCGTTTGTATTATTCTCTGCCAATCCCTGCGGGCTGCCAAAAGCATAGGCGCAAAACTCGCTGTAATCCGGCATACGCTTGCCGCTCTTCATCAGCCTTTCTGTAAATCTGTACCAGTTCATGCCCTCTGTGCCAGTCATAGGCGCACAATTATACTCTGATTTTAAGCCCTCTGCCCCGTCGTCTGAATTAAGGTAAATATCTACCCATGTGCCGCCGCCTAAATATACCATTCCCTCCGGGTTGCATTTTGGGCGGTGTCCCATAGTCCATACGCTGCGTGGTACAATTCCATTGCTTACTGCACTTTCCCAGCCAGTACCAAAAAGCGCACCGCTGCTGTTTACTGGCTGCAAATTGCTGTTTACCTTACGGCAGCGTCCATAATGAAAACCGCCAATTTTACGGCTGTTGCTTGCGTTCCAGCCGCTCGGATATGTAGAGTTAAGGGAAATAATATACTGCTCGTCCTGCGCATCTACCCTGCTGTCGCAGATATACACATAGTAATCATTTCCAACGGCAAACGTTGCCCCAGTATCCAGATTAGCCGCCGTAAGTTTCGTTTCTGCGGTCTTAAAGATGCCTGCGCCGCCTACAGCAATTACGCAGCCGCTCTCTACTGTCAGCTCGTCTGCGCCGCTTGCACGCAGATACTCTCTTGTCGGCGCTACAATGTCGCTGATTGTTGCCATTTTATTTACATTCAAAAGCGCCCTGCGGTCTGTTTTTGTTACGTCGTCCACCAATAATCTACTCATACTGTTTTAAAACTCCTTTCAGTGCCTTAATATCGTCTGCTGTCATTCCTGCTACCATTGCTGCCGTTTCCAGCGCAATTACACCGCCTGCCGCCTCTACACCCTTAGACAGCGTTAATACGGTTCTGTCGTTCCCGTTTTCTTCCATTTCCCTTGCTTTTTCGCTCTGAATATGCGTAACTGCCGTTACCGTCCCGGTCACTCCGTCCGCATCAAATACCATGCCCTCTGCCGCCTCTGCGCAGTAATAAATTGTTACCGCCTTTTTCTCCGGCGCAGTTTCTACTACGGCGCACTGGATATACCTTTGTTTTTCCAGACTTTCAATTTTTCTTTCTAAGTCCGCTGCGTTCAGTTCCCCAGCTGCTACCATTGCAAGGCAGTTGTAATAATCCGCTTTTGTTTTTAATGTCTTTGGAAATCCTTTCATAGTATCCGCCTTTCCTAAAATGTATTTGCAAGATAGGAATTGCCAATATATGCAACTCCTAATACTGCCGTTTCCTCTGTTCTTTCGTAATGCTGGCTCAACCATGCTGCACCCATATAGCACAAGCCTAATACTGCATCATGGTTATAATTGATACCCCAGCCGTTTTCTACCGCAGTAAGCCTCTTGTCAAGCTCTGTCAGCGCCTCTTTTGTTTCCTTTCCGCTTTCCTCTGCCTGCTGCCGCAGCCCGTCTATCGTGGCTGCCAGTTCTTCAATTTGCAGTTGCAGACTGCCTGCAATATCTTCCCCCAGCTTATCCTTAATGCCCTCAAACCATGTATTAAACTCGGTTTCTGCCTCTGTCTGGAAAAGCTGAATTTTTGCCATAAATTCTGTATAGGCTCTTAAAAGTTCCTCGTCCCATTTATCTAAGGTACTCTCAAAGCTGGTATAACGCTCGCTAAACTTATTCTCATATTCTGCAAATAAGCTCTCTGTCTTGCTTACGTATTGCTCATATACCCCGGCAATGTCCTTAAGGTACTTTTCCATATTCTGCTTGTATACGCTAAACTCGTCCAGCACCGCTGCGCTATAGGTCTTAAAGAAGTCGTCAAACTGCTTTGTCAGTACGCTTGCGTCTATCTCTTCCACCGTTCCAGTTACAATACCGCACACGCTGCTATTAAATCTCTGGTCCGTTATGTCTTTGGTCTGTATCTTTGTAACACCTTTTCCTACGTAAATATCCGCAAGCGCCAGCTCCCATATTTCCGTACTACGTGTTACTGCTGTCGGCTGTGGTTTTGCAGACGGTGTGCCTTTCAGTACCGCTATGTAAATATCACGCTGCGGCAAGTCCCAACGCACTACCACTCTGTCTACACGGTTAAGCGCACCCTCTGCCATGTCAAGCCTTATACTGTGGCTGGCTGGGTTTTTAAAGGCATACCCGTTAATAAACGCAAAACCCGCATTTACCTTTATTTCCATGCCACTGTACGCAATCACTTGCAGCCCGTCGCTCGGTTTTGGGAAAATACCGTTTGCAATGAATGTAGCAAAATACCACGCCCAGTCCTCGGCTTTATATACCCTGTCGTAATTTTCGCCGTCATATACTGCATTGAATGGTAAGCAATTTGCCATTACCCTTACCTCACTTTCCTAATTTTATCCACCAGAGTAGGCAGGCTTTCCCCAAACGTCGCCTCTATTTCCTCTGTGCCTTTTTGGTAAATCTCTTTTACCTCTGTTATCCGTGCATCTATCTGTATGCCCCACTTTTCCTCTTTGCAAGTAATTCTGTCCCCTAAATCAAAATCAACCTTAAATTTAAGGTTTGAATTTGTGTTAATGGTCGATACAAAATTTATGTTTTTCCCGTATCCCTCTAATTCTGTCTCGCCCCTTGTCTTAAGCATCTGCAAATATGTGCTAAGCGGTATTGTTACCTCTGTTTCCCCGCTCTGGTATTTTCGTGCAATGTCTGTCGCATCACAAAAAACCTCGTCCAGTTCTATACCCGTAGCTCCCTCTCCGTCTACAGTTACAATAGGCTGGCTGCCGCTGTCGTCTGCTGCTCCCTGCACATAAATAAAGTTTCCGCAATTTTCTATACTGGCGGTATATTCCTGCTCATTTACATTGTCAAAATCTCTGGAAAATATACATGGCGTGTTACCCTCGTCGTTTTTCGCTGTAAGGTCTTTGCCCTTATACAGATAAAAGCCGTATTTCTTCTCTCTTTCGTTTATCAGAATGTCATAGCCCAGTTTTCCAGCCTGCGCCCGTGCTTTTACTTCTGTCCCCAGATTAGCGCACACTTGGTTAGAATACTCCACTTGACTGCCTGCTATGGTTTCCTGCGTCAGCGTTTCAAACTGTTTAAACCGCCTTTTCTCTGCTGCCCCGCTGCCGCAATTTTTCGTTACCATAGTATTTATTAAACTCTGGTTTGTGTCTGTCGCCACTATCTGCGGGTATATGCAGCGTTTCCCCAGCCAGCGGCTCAATGTAAAGCCCTGCGCCTCTATCTGCTCTAACCCGTTCTCGTCTTTCGTAATATGCACGTAGGTAATCTGTGCCGCCCTGCGCCAGATGCCGCCGTTTTCGTCTGTAACTTCCTGCTTTCCGTCATGCTTTACAATCACATTGCCCTCTATCAGCAACTTACTGTTATTGTCTGTAATCGGTGCAAGCAGGCTAAATGTTCCCACATCAAAATATTTTATATGCCATAAAAGACTTGCCAGCTCGTCGATTGCCCCCAGCGGCTCTATGGTTTTATCAAATACTCTAAGCTCCATACTTATACCCCCAGATATTCCTTGTTGTAGAAAATGGAAACTTCCATAGAATTTACGCCGCTTTCCGCATCATAGCGAAAATTGTTGTCCCCTATGGCAAGCTGCATAAAGGTGCTATCTACGTCCACATATCGGAAATAATCCGTTTCCTTTCCGTCCCGTATCAGCTTTGCCCCTTTGCTGCCGTATTTTGTGCTTACTTCTATCGTGTCCCCGGTCTGCATTGTGACATTGATTTTAATAAATTCCCCAGTATCCACATTTAATAGAATAGGGTTCTTTACTGTCCCCAAAGCCACAAATCGCACCCGCATACCTGTGGATACGTCGCCCTCATTGTAGCAATCCACAATTACGCTTTCCGCTCGGTATCCGTAAATCATGCTCTTAGGATTTTCTTTTTCAATCACGCAAGGGAAATGCCACGCTGCTACCCAGCTTGCTATATCTTCTTTTGTTTCTTCATTTTCCCGCCAGAACGGATTAAGGCAGTCAAGCGGTATAGAAAACTCTAACAGTACGCTTTTGCGCTCTATTTTAGGTTCTCCATGCAGGCGGCAGTTTATTACACGCTTAAAACCGCCAAACTCATAAGAAAGCGTACCGTCAAGCTCTGGGTTTAATACCTTAAGCAGCTGGCGGCGCAGTTCGTATGCCTGCGCCTTGTCCCTTGTGTTGATATGCCCCAGTATATCAATGTCCCGTGCCTCGATACGCTGCCCTACGTAAGTGTCGCCATGCTGCCCCATACTGTTTGTACTGTATACCACATTTGTAACGCCTGCTATTCCCTCTACGTCCTTGCTTACATTACAGTGATACACGCTTTCTGTACTAAACTCTACGCTCTCGCCCCTTTCATTTGTATAAGTCAGTTTTTCGTATTCCATAGGCTACACCGTCCTCGCTATCATTTTGAACTGCCTTGCAGCCTCTTTCTGCTGCTTTGCATAATCTGTGGTATTTGCATAAATATTCTGGATAACGGTAAAACCGCCACCCATTGCGCCGCCTCTTGGTCTTGGCTTTGGCTTGTCCCCGTCGTCGTCAAAATCAATGTCTTTTCTTACATCAACCTTTACGCCCGTGTCAAACTCTCTCAGTATGCTCTTCTCAATCATTCTATTTACGTTTTCCATTTCATCAGAAAAGCCTACACCGATACCCTGCGCCATGAATTTACCAACCTCGTCACGAAACTTTTTCGACGGGCTTTCAATCCCTAAAGCGTCCTTTGCTGCGTCAAGCAAGCTGCTTGCAATGTTTGAAACTTTATCTTTCAACCAATCCCAGCCAGCGCTTATACCGTTCCAGATACCGCTTACAATATTGCCGCCGATTTCCGCAAACGTGCTGCCGATATTTGAAAATACGTTAGTGATACCATTAAGCACCTTGTTCATACCCTCTACGGCTTTATTTTTTACCTCTGTACCCCACTGGGCTACTTTTGAAATTGCGCCGGATATGCTGTTATAGATTTTCTGCGGCACTTGCGTAACCACGTTTACAATGCCTGTTACCATGCTATTCATTACCTCACGGGCTTTTGAAAGCATATTGCTGCCCCATGTGGCTACACGGCTTACCGCCCCTACAATGCAGTTCCAAATTTTCTGCGGCACTTGTGTAACAATGTTCACAATGCCAGTTACCATGCTGTTCATTACCTCACGGGCTTTTGAAAGCATATTGCTGCCCCATGTGGCTACACGGCTTACCGCCCCTACAATGCAGTTCCAAATTTTCTGCGGCACTTGTGTAACAATGTTCACAATGCCAGTTACCATGCTGTTCATTACCTCACGGGCTTTTGAAAGCATATTGCTGCCCCATGTGGCTACACGGTTTACCGCCCCTACAATACAGTTCCAGACTTTCTGCGGTGTCTGCTGCGCAATGGTTACAATGTTCGTAAGCATTGTGTTCATAACCTCTTTTGCTTTGGTCTGCATATTTACGCCCCATGTGGCTACTCTGGTAACTGCACCTACAATGCCGTTCCAAATTTTCTGCGGCAGTTCCTTAACAATGGTAATAACCTTTGTTATAAACTCCGTAATCACGTTGCCGCCTTTTTCCTGCATACGTGCGCCCCACTCGGCTATTTTATTTATACCGTCTGCTATTGCTCCGGCAATCTGCCCCGGCAACTCTGCCAGTTTTCCTATAATGGTGTTTACCAGTTCTACGGCTGCGGCTGCAATTCTCGGCAATCCCTCAATCAGTCCCGTTACAATAGCTACGATAATCTGCGGTACTGCCGCAATCAAAAGCGGGATTGCGTTAATAATTCCGTCTACCAGCGCTACCACAATCTCTGCGGCATTTTCCAAAATAAGCGGGATGCCCTCAATCAGCGCATTTATAATAGCTGTTATAATCTGCGGCAGCCTTTCGATAATCACGGGCAGCGCCTCTATAATTCCGTCCGCAAGCCCGGTTACAAGCTGTATAGCTGCATCAATCAGCATAGGCACATTGTTTACCAGCGTTTCCACGATTGTAAGCACTGCATCTATGACACTCGGTATCAGCTCCGGCAATGCCTGCCCCAGTCCCTCTGCCAGTCCTGCAATAATCTGTACCGCTCCCTCTGCTATATCTGGTATCAGCTCTACAATACCGTCAATCAGCGTTGTTACGATTTCTACGGCGCTCTCTGTCAGGGTAGGAATAGCTGTTATAATCCCGTCTACAAAAGACGTTATCATATCTACCCCAGCCTGCACGATTGTAGGCGCACTGTTTACTATGCCGTCTGCAAGCCCGGTTACAAGCTTCACGGCAAACGTGGTAATCTGTGGCAACATATCAGAAAGTCCGCTTACCATATTTGCTAAAGCGTCCCCAAAACTCTGCGCCATTTTCCCCATATCCCCGCCTGCTGCGGCTGCTCCCTGCTGCAATTCATTTGCAAACTGGCTGAAAATCGGTAATGCCTGCTCTCCGATAGGCATAATAAAGCTGGTCTGCAATATCCTGCCTGCGCCCTGCATAGCCTCGCCGAATGTGTCATACTTAACGGCGTTAATCTGTCCCATTGCGTCCGTTGTCTTGCTTATCTGCCCCTCAACGTCCATAAGGGAAGTGCAGGCATCAGCGCCCATATCTTCCCACATAGTACCCATAAGCCCTACGCCTGCGGTATACTGTAGGCTTTCGTCGTCGCAATTCTTTAGCGCCTCGCTTATCTGGCTCATTGCCTCTTTTGCACTATCTCCCCCGGCTTGGAATTTTCCTACCATTTCGTCTGCGTTCAATCCCAGACTGGTAAGGTATTCGTTTGCCGTGCCGTCATTCATTCGTATATTAAACTCTTTGAAAGCGTCGCCCATTTTGTCAATGCTCCATACGCCCTCATTTGCTCCATTCTGGATAGAGTTAAACATATCCTCTGCGCTTAATCCCGCCTGCGCATACTGGTTACTGTATTCATTGATAACGTCCAGCAAGTCCCCGTTCTGGTTAAGCCCCTGCTGCGCTCCCTGCGCAATTAAGTTATATGCCTCGTCGCCGGATATTCCAAACTGCTGCATCAGCTGCGTTGCAGCCCTTGTACTTTCCGCTACGTCCATTTCAAACGTATCACGCAGGGTTAATGCGTTTGTCGTCATTTTTTCCAGCTCGTCCGCTCCCAAATCGCCCGCCTGCTGCTTGACTGTCGCCATAGACGCTGCTATATCTTCAAAGCCCTCGCCATAATTGCCGTTATAGATATTCTCCATAACTTTCTTATACTGGTCTGCCTCTTCTGTCGCCGTTCCAGTAGAGGCGCAAAAATCATTTAACGCCCCTTTCGCCTCGTCTGCTTGGCTTACCGTATATGCAAGTCCCGCTACTACCGCTGTGCCGATTGCTGCGGCTGCCGTACCTATAACGGTTACGCCTTTTGCCATTGCACCGCCCAGCCCACCTAAAATACCGCCCAAACCAGAAAACTTGCCGCCTGCGCTTTCTGCCTGCTGTCCGCTTTCCTCGATTTCCTTACCCATATCGTCTGCGGCTCTTCCGGCTTTTTCCATATCCGCAGCTGTCTTGTTAAGCTCCTGCTCTGTTTTTACAAGCGCTGTTTTCTGGTAATTTAACTGCGCCTCCAGCTTTTTGCTTTCCTCGCTATTTTGTCCTGTTGTTTTCCGGCATTTCTCTAATGCCGCCTCGGTTTCTTTTACTTTTTTTGCCTGCTCTGAATAAACCCTTTGTAATACTTCCTGCTTTGCTTTCAGAGCCTCTACGCTGTTTGCGTTGTCCTTATATTCAGCCGTTACAAGTTTCATTTCCGAATTAAGCACTTTAAGGGTGCTGTTAATTTCCTTGCAGGCTGCTTTATACTCTGCCTCGCCGTCAAAACTTAGGCGTGTTTTAATGTTTTGTGTCTTATCAGCCATAAATTACAGTCCCCCTAAAGCCTTGTCTATGTCGTCCATTCCCTCTGCGGCTGTCGGTTCTGCTGCCCGCTCTCGTCTGAAAATGTGCGGGTTATACTCTTTGTGGTACTTAAAAAGTGTCACAATCTGGTAAGGCGTTTTTCTCCACGCCTCACGCTCTTTGTACCCCAGCAGCCCGATTGCGATATATAAAAGCCGTGCAGTATTTAATTTTCCTGCACGGCTGCCATTTCCCCCGTTTCACTTTCTCCGCTTTCCTCTTCGTCTCCGTTTCCGTCTCCGGCTGTCCCAACGGCAAAAGATGCAAAGATAGCGTTCTGTACTTCTCGCATATTTCCTAAATGTATCATTCTGCCTACTTTTTCTTCTGTTAAAAGCTCTGCGTTTTCGTCCTCTTCTAACAGTCCCTCGTTAATCAGCATAGTAAGCAGCCACTTAGTATCCTTTACCCAGTCTGGGTTATTCTGGTTAAATACCTCTGGCAGCTTGTCATATCCCCCGCATTTTTCCTGCAATTCTTCCAGTGCATTAAGGGTAAAAAGCAATCTGTACTTTTTTCCTTTCAGTTCCACGGTATAACCGCCGTCATTCATTGCGCTCATTTCATAAAATTAAGGCGCAGCCTGTGCTACGCCTTTCTCCTTTCCTCGTATTCTTTTATACTGCTGCCATTTTTGGCGCTGGCTCTGGTACTGCCGTAAACCATGTTGTTGCTGGTGTATCTTTTTCCGTTCCAACAAAGTCAGCTTTCCATTTTGCATCTTTCTTTCTCTTGTAGAAAGTCGCCGTAATTTCTGGTGTCTGAAATTCGATTTTTTCCCCTTTGGTTTTGTACTTTTCTCCCGGTACTTCAAATTTGCATTTCAGCAACCAGATATATCTGTATCTGCCGCCAGTTTTTGCAGCTCTAAAGCCGATAGCTAAAAACGGCGGTTCGTCGTCTCCGCCAGCCCACACTACCTTTTTTTCATCTACCAGCTGCCCCAGTACCTCTGCCAGCGTCTCCGGCGTAAGGTCTTTAATCCCCAGTTTTAATGTTCCGTTTGTAAATTCTTTTACGCTCTCGCTTAATGCGTCGTCAGCGTACAAGTCTGCCGTTTCTGTTTTTACAGATAAATCTGCTTCCATTGCCTCTGCCATTTTCTTAGGCGCTCCGTAAGTTTCTGCGCCCTCTGCCTCTGTGCAGACGGCATAGTAAAGGTCTTTTAATCCTAATGTCATTATTTTGTCACTCCTTTAACAATTCGATTGTTATAGGTACTACCCAGTACCCAGTATCACTTTCTTTGGTTTCCGCATCTACGCTATTTATGTAAGCGCCTGCTGCCGTCAATACTTCCAGAGTTTTGTTTAGCTGCGCCTCAAAATCTCCCTTATGGAAAAGCGTAACCCTATACAATTCTCTGCCTGCTACTTCTTTATCGTCAGCGCTCGCCGCTGCTCCTTTCAGCAGCCGCAGAAATGTGTAGTAAGCCGTCGGCTTTTTCTTCCCAGTAAACACGCCTCTTTCCGCTGGCAGTCCTGCACTTTCTAAAACGCTCTGTAAACTATCCATTTGTTTCACGCTCCCATATTTCCAGCTGTGCCTCTACTACTTTCTCCTGTGCTTTCTCATTTGCTACAGTCATATAGGGGCGTGCCTGCTGGCTGCTCGTCCCATATTCCGCTACAAAGCCGATAGTTGCATAACGCACATTGCTTTTGTCCCCTTTTCGGTCGTTTCCGTGCTTTGCCCTGCCATGCGGGTATACCTCTACGTATTTCTCTGTACTTCCACCTTTAACAGCAGTTGCTTTGATTGACTGTATAAAGCCTGCGGTTTCCTCAATCCCCATAGCCTTTGCCTCTGTCTGCTGTGCCTCTATCAGCACCGCAGCACCAGCCTTTAACATTTTAGGCACTGCCTCTACCGTTGCCTGCTCCCTATTTCCAAACGCCTCTATGACAGCCTCTAAGCCCACGGTATTAAATTCTCCCACGCTTAAGCCCCCTTTTCCTTATATCGCAAGTCCGTTAGCGTAAGCTCTACCGTGTCGTCGTCAATGTCATACGTCTTAAGCACAAAATAGGCTTTCCCACCCAGTTCTACAGTGTCCTCGCCCTCATAATCTGCCTTATGAACATCACATTTACGCTCTACCACTTTCCCCGTCTGCTGGCTCTTGAAATACTCGTTATAGCCTACTGATTTCATGTTACAAAAAACAGTACGCCTACTTTCTTCGCCCTGCTCTGCAAAGCCGTTACTGTTTACCCTTTTATCTGGCTCTGTCAGTTTTACAAGCGTTAATTCGTCCACCCATTCTGCCATTTTATCCCCCGCTTTCCCCGCCCACGGTGTCCGTTTCGGACACTATCGGCGTGTTGTATTCCTGCGACATAGAAAGCCGCATTTTCAATGTATCGTATGAATTTCTGAATTTTTCCGCATTGTTGTTATAGCCAAATTCAGCCTTACAGTACAGCGTAACGGCTCTGATTATCAGCCCGTCTTTTTCATCAATCCTATTTACTCCGTCATTTGCAAGGTCTGCTTTGCAGGCGGCTATACAGTCGTTAATTTCTTCTGTAATTTTTTCACTTGTGCTGCTGATACGCAGCGCCGCCCGCATCTTCTCTGTTAATGTTGTGGCATTTGCTGCCATATCCTGCACCCCGCTTTCTAAAATAAATCTGGGCTACGTTTCCATAGCCCAGATGCTTACTCTTTGATTTTTGCAACCTTTGCTTTTTCCAGAATTGCTGCCCGTTCACGGCTTACGGTAAAAACTTCTCCCGGCTCTTTCACTTCGTTTAGTACCTTGTCTAAGTACATAGCTGTTACCTCTACCGTAACCGTTCCGGCTGCCTGCGGTTCGTCGTCCTTTTCCGGCTCTTCCTGCCCGTTTTCCTCGGCATATTCTGCCGCCGCCTGCTCCGCTGCCTCTTTTTCCTCTTCTGTCAGCTCGCTTTCGTCTGGTATCTCTACCTCAACCTCTGCGCAACGTTCCGCAAGTTCTTTGATTGTCCCCTCTGTACTTACGCCCAGCTCTTCCGCAAGTTTCTGCAAATCTGCCTTCTTGCATTTTTCCAGCTCTTTAACATCTAAATGCCCTTTCATAAATATCCACCTTTCTTACGCACTTCTCCCCATGCAGATAGTAACAAGGCTGTTTTTATCAACTACCTTTCCGTCCGCAAGCATAATGCCCTTTGTTACTTTGTCGTCTGTGTCGTTGTCCTCGTACTTCTTTACGCCCATTGCATAGTTGGTGTTAAGTACATAGTCCTTAAAGTTGAAAAGGAACGCAAACGCTGTATTCTCTGCTACTCCGGCGCTGTATGTGGTCACATAATCGCAGCACACTACCTGTCTGCCCAGTAAAAAGCGCTCCGGCTTTCCTGCAATACCGTAGTTTACTCTGCCGATAGGCTGCCCGTTGCTGTCGGTCAGTCCGTAATACTGCATGAAAGTGTTTTTACTCATACACCATACTGCCCCGTTTTCGTATGCCTGCGGTAATGCTGCCTCTGCTGCAATTAAGTCCGCATATGCAGGTTTTAAACTGGTAAGTTTCTGCCCCTCTGCGGGTGTTTCGTTTAAAATTCCTTTCGGTTTTCCGTTTCCGTCGCCGCTGATAATCGCCTGCTCAAGTGCTTTTGTCATAGCCTCTACAATGTTGTTAATCAGCATAGCCTCAAAAGCACTGATTGCCATTGTGTCAACTTCCAGACTTACCGCAACTGCGCAGCGCAGCTTATGATATGCAAAAGTAATCATGCCGTCTTTTGTAGCGGTAAATTTCTGCTTGTCGCTGCCTTTTCCCTCTGCTACCCATGTTGCAGTAGGCTTAACCGTAGACACCGGGATAGCCACGCCGCCCTTGTATGCAGTTCTGGTTACAAGCGCTAAAATCATGCCCGTACTTTCCAACTTCTGCACAATCTGGTTCAGTACCGTTGTAGGGATTGTTGCGCCTACGTCCGTTGTGCTACTTACGGCATCCGCTCTGTACTCTGCCGGAATAGCTGCACCACGGCATACATAACGCATAAATGCCTTTCTGTATTCCATGCTGCCGTACTTGTCGCCGTCGTCCCCCTCTCCGGCTGCTCCGCTAAAATTTCTAAGCACTCTCGGTGCTGCTCCCTCGCCGCCCTGTCCGTCGTCAATCGGTTCTCCTGCCGCAATTCTGGCAAGCAGCTTATTTCTTCTCTCTGCCTGCTCCACAATCTGCGTGCGCTCTTCCTGCAAGTCTGTTACCTCTGTTTCCAGTGCTGTAATTTCCTCTGCGGTCAACTCTGCCGCTCTGGTGTTCAGCTCGTTTCTAATCTGGGCTAATCTTGCCTCAATTTCTTTTAATCTCATGGTTTCTGTTCTCCTTTTTTGTGTTATAAATTCGCTCTAATCTTTAGTAATGCTACCCGTCTGTTAAGCAACTCCTGCCGTTCTGCCTCATAACTCCTATGTGCAAAATTACGGGCGCTTATTTCAGTATCCCCGTTTGCTGGTATGCTCACTGCGGATACGTCATAAACCTTTTTAATTTTTAAAATTGTCCTTGTACGTGTTACTCTGTCGTATGTTTCCTCTGCCACGGTAAACGCCCATGACATTTTAGTAATCATGCCTGCGTCAATATCCTGATATAACCCACGGGCTAAGTCTGTCTTTCCTAAGTCAGCCGCCACTAAAAGCCCTTTATGGTCTGGCACTAAAATAAGTGTCTTGTTTGACTGTCTTGCAAACACTCTGCCTGCATGGTCGTACTGCATAATAACGTCACTCATGTCTGCGCCGTCCAGTGCGTGTGCGTCTATCCTTTCGTAAAACTTTGTCCCGTCCTCAAATTCATAAAGCAGATACGGCTTGTCAAAAGTTGTAGCATATCCCTCTACGTAATACTCTGTGTCTATTCTTTTTGCTGCTGCCTGCGCAGTCAATGGCGCTGCCAGCGCCCTATATTCCCGCTCTTTCTTAATCGGCATTGTTTACACCCTCTTTCTGTTTCCCGTCGTCTGGTGGCTCTTTCGGCTCGCCCTCTGTCGGTTCTTTTCCCTTTCCGTCGTCTGTCCCCTGCTGCCCCGCCTGCGGTACTTGCTGTATGATAATCTGCGGCTCTTTGTTGCTGTTGTTCAGCTCGCTTACTTCCGTATATTCCTTTCGGATATAATACTTTTCCCCGTCCTCTACGTGTGGCATATTCCATATATCCATTACCCCGTTACGGTTCAGCAGCGCACGGTCAAAAAGCTGTGTGCTTACTTGCAGCTTTGTAGCGTTACTTGCGTATTGCAGACGGTTTGCAGAAAAAGTAATAGCATTTCCGCACGCTATCTCTCTGTCCGAAAACGTCATGTTTGACATAACGAGGGAAAGCTGGATTGCAAACGGTTCTATCTTCCCCTCGTAATATGCGTTCCACGTTTCCTCATTGAATTTGTTTTGCAAAATATCCATGTTAGTGCCAAAATGCGTGCATACATTTTCTTGTATATTCTGCATCTGCAATGCGTTTGGCGTGTATGGCTTGCTTTCTACTTGTTTCAGCTCCGAAAACTTATTATCATAAATAATCATGCCGCTGTCATTGTCTGCGCTTAAATTATCCTCTGTAAAGCGCTGTCGCTCTTTCTTTATATCCTCTGGTTTCAACATATTTACCACTTTTGCCAGAAAGCGGATATTGGCAGAATTTTTGACGGCATTTATAATGCCCTCATTCTGCGTATGTATCAGCTGCATAGTGGGCTTAAGCGTGCGGTTATCCTCTCCGAAAAGGTCGTCTGTATATTCAAAGTCAGTTATGATACCCACTTTTTCAAACTCAATCGCCCCATGCTCCCCATTTGCAAACAAATACCTCAAGTAAACCTGTCCTTTTACCTCTACCACCTCGCAGCGTTCCGCACGCAGTGGATACCAACCGCATAACCTGCCTATTTTGTCCTCGATAGGTACAATAAAAGCGGTATGCTCTACTGCTACGTAGGTCGCAAGCCGCTTAATAAACTTTGTAGTATCCATGAAATAGTTAGGCTTATGCTGTAATGTTTTTTCCAGATGCTTAAGGGCGCTGCCCGTAATCTCCGGCTTTAATTTGCTGCAATGTGTAGCAAAATTATTTACTGCTGTCCTCGTCAAGTCCATTTCGTATACACCGCCGCTATAGCTGGTAAACGTAGGGCTGTACCCGTTCAGCATCTTAAAATAGCTGTCAATATATCGCAGCTCTTTCCCATGAAAAAGATAATCTAAGAATTTGATACCGTTCACTCTCCTTTCTATGCGGCGTTTTTCAGCAGCTCGCCGCACTCTTCCCAGTATTTCTGCCGTACCGTCATTGCATCAATAACAGATACGAAACCGTCAATGTGCGCCCGCTGCTCTATCTTAATCGGTCTAAATTTCCTTGTTTCCATATTGTGCTTAAGCGCTACGTTTAAAAAATGTGTCTTTAGTAAATTGTTGTCGGCAATCTTAAAATTGCCGTCCTTTATGATGCCCTCAAACTCACGGATAACTGGCGTAAGATTTTCGCCCTGATATACGTCGTCCATGTGGAAACCGTAATTTGCCATATCGGTAATAAGGTACTGGGCGCTGTATCTGTCGTAGCCAATCTTAAGCGGGCGTATGCCGTATACTTCCAGTAGCATAGTAAACCAGCTGTAAACGTCGTGGTAATCTACGTAGTTCTCGCCGCTTAAAGTAATCAGCCCTTTTTTAACAAATATGTCGTAAGGTACGCCGTCCGTTGCCTGCAAGTGTTCTATTCTTCCCCGTGGCATAAAGAATTGAGTAAACGCATATAGTTTGCCCTCTTTCTCAATTACCACGCTTGCTGCGGTTAAGTCTGTTGTCTGGCTTAAGTCAATGCCGCCCACGGCGTAACAGTCCCTAAAGTCCTCTAAAGTCTTTTCGACTCCTGCACTGTCTACCGTTGTGTATTCCAGCCATGCAATAGAGCTGTTCTGCTTAATGTTGCAATACTTTGTCAAAAACTCTGCTTTCTTGCTTAAGCTGCCCTCTGCTATGGCTATTTCATCAACAAAAAAGCTCTCTTTTACAGAAACGCCCATGTTGGGATTAGCCTTTTTCAGCTCTTCTATATCGTTCCACTTCTCCACGTCGTCAATCATGTAAAGGAACGGTAAAAGCCTGCGCTCTTTGCTATTGCCTTTCAAAAAGCTTGTGCTACGTTTCATCAGCTCGTCATAAATACTATCGTTGATATATCCGGCTGTGCTGATACTCAAAATCATAGGCTGGGTACGTGCGCCTAATGCAGATTTCATAACCTCATACTGCTTTAATCCTGCGTCCCCGCTCCATGCTGCCATTTCATCACATACCACAAGCTGCGGGTTAAAACCGTCTGATTTCTTGGCATTGAAAGCAATCGGTTTTACAAACGTGTTGCTTTCCTCAATGTAAATATCACTGCGGCGTTTTTTTGCCAGCTCTTTAAGCTCTGGCTCTGCCAGTACCATTTTATGAAAACCGTCATACACTAACGCCGCTTGGTCTAATTTTGGCGCTAAACAGTAAATTTCCTGCCCGTACTCTGGCTCTAAAAATGCCATGTATGCAATTATCGCAGACGCAAATAAACTCTTGCCGTTTTTTCTGCCGATAACTATAAAAATTTCTCGGAAAATACGTATTTTTTCCTTGTCTTGTACTCCAAAAATAACAGAAACTATAGCCTTTTGCCATAGTTCCAGTTTCAGTAAATCATTGCGCCCCTTGCTGTGGTGGCAAAAATTCTCAATAAATTTGATAGCCTTATTTGCAGCTTTCGCATTAAAAAAATACTCCTGCTTTTCCAGTGCGTCCACAATGATTTTATATATCTGTTTTATCCATTTTCCCGCTATAATTTCGCCGCTGGTAATCTTTGCGTGGTACTCATAGATATAGTTTCTATATGGTATCACTCCGGGCTATTCTTCCCGCAGCTCCGCCAGTCTGCTTGCTTTCCTTTTTGCTGCTGGCACTAATTCTGTCAGCTGCTTAATGATTGCTGCATAGTTCTTGCTTAAGGCTATGTAAGTCTCTGCCTCTGGGCTTTTCTTTGTTCCCCACTGGTTTTGCCCGTTCTGGTATTCACTTGTCCAGCCCTCTTTTTCTATCATTGCCTGCAAGTCGTCCAGCTCAATACTCATAAAAGCAGCCTTTTCTATCAGCGGCGTTACCAACTTCTTTTTATTTTCGTCTAAGTCTTTGAAAATTCCCTTAAGTCTGGTCTTTTCTGCCTTTATCCTCTGTTCTTTTGTCTTTTCTTTCCTTGTTGCCATTCTTTTACCCCGCTTTCCATTCCCCTGCCGCATACCACACCCCCTACACCACGCCTGCGCACGCCCGTAGGGTAATTTTAGGGTATCCCCCTCGGTATCTGTCCCCTTTAATTTCTTTTCTGCATAGGGGGGATTATACCGCCGTCTGCATCAAATCTATAACGCAGCCTCGGCGCGCTTTTATGATGCTCCTTGTTGTGGCAGTCTTGGCATAACGCCTCTAAGTTATCCCAGTTAAGCGTTATGTCTGTGTCATTGATATTGTCACGGTTAAGCCAGCGCTTATGATGTACTATCTTTGCAGGCTCTCCGCATCTCTCACAAATAAAGTCTTGTGACATTAAGTAAGCAGCTCTTGTATTCTCCCACGCTGCTGATAAATAAAAACTCTTAGCCCATTCTTTCACGCTGTCCCCTCTCTTTCTTTTAGTATCCCAGCGCCCTAAGTTTCATGCGCTGGGTGGAGGCTAAAGAATGAAAACAAAAAAGAGTAGGTTACTGCTGCCGCCTCTGCGGTTAAGCTCTCGCCTACTCTTTCCATGCTACCATTATATCTCTTTTGTTTTTCCATGTAAATTTCATGTTTTTTTCATTCTTTTGTCATGCTGCCTTTTCCTGCTACCTTATCTTGTCCTCGTCCATTCCCCACAATAATACCGATAACTCATTTATGATAGCTGTTATCCAGCGTCTTGGTGTGCTGTTTCCAGTGTCCAGTTCCTCTGCAATCTTTGCATAGTCCATGCCCTGCATAAAGTACATTTCAAACGCCTTATACTCTACCTCTCTGTCTGCTGCCTTTCTCCTGCGTTCTATCTCTTCTACCGCCTTGTCGATATGTGCCGTCATAATCAGGGTTTTAAAGCGGCTGCGTCTGATACTCTCTAAGTATGTACGCTGCTGCTCGTCTGTCATTCCTGCAAGTTCCAGCTGCTCCCCGTCGCTTATTGCGTTCTCAATGTGAAAAGCTGCGTCCCGATAACATTTCATCAGCATAAAGGTGTTATGATACTTATTCTGCTTTCTGTCTTTCTCTTCCTGCTTTTTGTATTCTGCTACTGCTGCCCGTGCTGCTTTCTGTATCATTTCCTCAAAATCAGCCGCAGGCAATGCTACCCACTGCTCCCCCTCCGGCGCTCCTGCTGTTTCTTCATTCTCTGGCTTAATCTCTGTAGCCAGCCCTTTTATTTCTACCTCTTTTTCCTGCATCTAAATTTCCTGCCTTTCACTTTTAATTAAACGGCAGCTCGTCGTCTACGCCGTCTGGAATATTCATAAAGCCGTCGTTATAATCTTGCTGCTGCCCTGCTGCCGCTCTCGCCTCTGCCTCTGCCTTTGTTTCCCCAAAGCCTACGTTATTTGCCACTACCTCTGTGTAATATACTTTCTGTCCCGTTCTCTGGCTATTGTAGCTGCCCGTTTTAATCTTTCCTGTTACCTCTACCCTATTTCCTTTGCTTAGCCATTTGTCTACCCATTCCGCAGTACGTCCAAAGCATTTAATATTTATAAAATCTGTTTCCCGTCCGTCGTCTACTGCCAGTGTAAAGCGTGCAATAGCTGTGCTATTTTCCTGCCCGCCATATCTAAGCTCTGGGTTTTTCGTCAATCTTCCAGAAAGTGATACGTTATTCATGTCCTTTCCCCCTTTCGTTAAGCTCTTTAAGCTGCTGCCAGATGCTTACAAGCAGCAATACAATAATTACAAGTAAAATATTACTCATTATCTTCCGCTCCTTTCTTACATGGTGGAAACGGGCAGTTTTTGCAGTCTGGCTGTTCGCACACGCCGCCGTTTCTGTCTCTAAGCAATACATACGGCAATATCCATACTGGCGCTGTAATCACAATTACTGCTTTTGCCAGCCCTACCAGCAAATTTGCCGCCTGCTCTACCGCAGCCTCTCCAAATTCTTCTACTGCGTTTACTACTTCGTCCATAAAATCAAGCATTTGTCCTGCCCCTCTCTACCAGTTGTGCTGCATAGGTCATAGCGTCTACTGCGTCCTGCCTCTTTTGTATTCGTTCTGGCTGGTTAAGTCTAATGTGTTCTAAATTGTCTTGCTGCATAATTTCCACTATCTTTTCTGCCGCTCTCCTACTGTTTGTAATCAGTTTAAGTACACTGCTACCGTTCAATGCGTTATTTTCATACACTCCATAATCGCATACTACTGGCTTTACTTCCCAGCTAAGAGCATTTCCCTTAATCTCTAATGGCTGCATATAATCTGCTGCGTTCCGGCACACTGTCCCGGCTGCGTCCATTCCATTTCCCAGCGCACGCATAAAGTTTGCCATTACTCCCGTTAATGTCTCTGCTGCTCTCCCTATACTTTCCATGAAATCAGCTTTAGCAAGGGTTTTTATTGCCCTTGCTGCTGCTTTTCTCCTTTTCCTCTTGTCTATACTTGCTGGCGGGTTTACCCCGTACCGTTTTTTATAATTCTTTTTCCACTGTCTGTATTTCATGCTTTACCCTCGCTTTCCTGCCTAATCTCAATACGCCTGCTGCCCCGCTGCTGTATAATTGCCTCAACGTGCAGATAGGCAGGCAGCAAAACTACGCTGCCCGCTCTAAGCTGGTACTCTATGCTCTCTTTCATTTTTCGGTAATCTTCTGCTTTGGCTACCATTTCGCAGCCTATGAAAATTGTTATTTCCTGCCGCTTACTCTTCTTTTTACGCTGTCGTCTGTTCATTTTCCTGCCTACTCCCCTTTCCGGTAATCGTCAATGCTCATTTGTCCCGTAAGTTGCCCCCCTCGGTGTCCGTTTCGGACACTTCGCTAAGCCAGCCTTTTTCTACTGCTATCTCCTTTTCATAAATTCCCAGAACGCAGTACCCCTCTGCAATAGCTGTGTGTGTTTCTTCTGTGTCCACGCAGGATATGTAAATCTCTTTCGTGTTTCCAGTGGCTCTGCCCTCTTCAAATTCTTGTATAACTGCAATCTCCCCGACGCTGTACTTCTCATACTTTAAGAGCAAATACGGCAGCAGCCCTGCGCATACGGCTTTAAACGTCTGCTTTGAAACTCTAATATACTTCTTTGCTTTTGTGTCGCTTGGCAGATGCTCCATTTTTTCTGTGTCCGCTTTCTCCTGCAATTTCTTTTTTGTCTCTCGGTCTATTCTGTCCTGCTCTTCGTTATACCTCTGCTCGTCTATCTTTTCTGCCTCTGCCTTGTTTATATACTGGTCGCACTTCTCACAAGTCCCAGTCTTTACGTTGCAATCCTTATAGCGCTGGCATGAATAACACAATGATGTAATACTTTCTGGGTGCGGTGTCTCGTAGTCGTCCCCCGCTTTCTTCTCTGCTACCTTTGCCGCTATCTCCTTTGCCCTTACGCTGCCGTCTGCTGCCTGCTCCGCAATTTCCCTCTGTTCGTCCTCTGGCAACTTTGATGCCTCATAAGCAGCCGTAATCCCCATATTCCCATTTTTCAGCTGTTCTTTAATCTCCGGCGTGGCGTTTTTGTTGATGCTCTCCATTCTTGCTATGTTTGTGCTGCTCTCATTCAGCATAGCTGCCACTAAGTCCCGCATCTTGCCTTTAATCTCTAATCCGTCCTCTTCTTTTGCCCGGATAAGCGCCGATTTTGTCCGCTCTACTAATCTGGTCTTTTCGTAAGCTGTAAGAGGCTGCGTGTATCCGTTCCCTGCCAGTAATGACAGCTCATACATTGCCTCTGTCATATCCTTGTAACGGTACTTTACTCTCTCGTACTCCTTATGCCCCCGCTCCAAATTCATAATATTTGCAGCGTTTCTTCTATGCCCGTCCACTATCCGAAACTCGCCGTTTACTCTTGCAAGTACCGTAGGCTGCTCCTGCCCTACGTGCAAAAAGCTGTCTGCCAGCTCTTCTATGTTCTCTAAACTCTGGTGCGTGTTCTCTGGCGCAGCCTTAACCTCATAAGGGCTTAAATAAATCTCTTCGTAATCTTCTACCCTGCCTGCTGCCGCAGCTCTACTCTTTGCGTTCAAAATATCATTTAAGCCAAACTTTGCCTTTGCCATTTTCTTTACCTCGCTTTCCCCGTATACTCTGTGATAAATTTCTTGTATCCCTGCGCCGCTCCGCAGCACGGGCTATATTCATAAATCGGCTTTCGCATAAATGAGCTTTCCGCTACTTTCTTGGAATATCTAATAACGCCCAGTATTTTATACTTTCCATTCTGTGCCAGCCATTCTACGCCCGCTGCCTCTCCGTCCGTATTCTGGTAGGACGTTACCAGCACGCCGCCCAGATGCAGCCGCTCATTAAACACTTTTGCGTCCTCTATCTGCTCTGCCACAATGTCCAGCCCCTCTAATGCGTCCTCGTCAATCTTCACGGGTACTATAACCTCGTCCGTGATTGCCAGCGCATTTACCACGTTAAGCCCTATGTCTGGCGGGTTATCTATTATGCAGTAATCGTAGTAATTGCTTACCCCTGCCGTTCTCTCTGTCAGCCTTTTATATCTCTCTATCTGGTTTTCATTCTCTTCCCTCGTCAAATTCCATGCAGCCCCGAAAAGTGACAGATTAGCGGCTATAATGTCTATTCCCTCATACTCTGTATGTTGTATAATCTCCCCTGCTCTCTGCCATTCTCCACTAAGCAGCTTTGTTATCGGCGCTACGCTCTCTGCGTCATATCTTCCATACGCCCTGCTTGCATTTCCCTGCTTGTCGTTATCAATCAGCAACACCTTAAACCCTCTGCGGTACAGCTCGTATGCCATATTTACTGCTGTAAATGTCTTGGCTACGCCGCCCTTTAAATTCAAAATGCTTATTGTTTTCATTCTTGCCCTCACTTCCTGCGCCCGCCTCTTAGCGCAATGTAATAGTTTTCTGTTCCTTTGTCAGTTCCTCTGTATGTAATAAATAGCGTTCTATCAGCTCTGCCGCTTTCTGCCAGCCATAACATACCGCTGTATAATATCCCTGCTGCCGCAGATATTCTAACCAGCGCCGCTGATTTTCTGTTGTGGTATTCTTTCCAGCTTTAAGCTCAATGTAAAGCCCGTGATACCCTGCCCTTGCAGCTGGTAAAACAATATCCGGCACTCCTGCCTTTACCCCCTGCCTCTTAAGGGCTACCGCTGAGATCGGAA